TGAACTATTTTTGTAATGAAATAAAATATGATTGATAAATATTTATACAAATTCTTCGGTTTCGTAGATAGCATCTTTGAAAGAGTAGATGAAGTTTTAACCTTTAATTTTCCAAATTGTAAAAAGAAGAAAAAGAAATGAGAGACACTAAATCTTTAGAAAATTTTTTAACAAGAATAAAAAAAGAATTAAAACAAAAAAATATATTTAAGTATTTAAGAAAAGAAGTTGATATTGGTGCTAATGGTACACAAAAATATGTTGTTAAAAAAGGCATCAATAAAGGAAAAGTTTTGTGACTAGAAAGACTAACACTATGTTAATAGCATTGTTGGGTACTATTCTAATGGGATTGTCTACTTGGGTATTAATTACTTTAATAGAAATACAAACAATTGTAGGCATGATGCAAAATGAATTAATGAATATAGATAAACAATTTGGCAGAGTTTATAATTTTATAGATAGCGTAAGAGAAAAATGAGTGAAAAATTAAAAGAATTACATGAAGTATTAGCAACTGAATTACTTAAAAGAGTAAAAGACCCAGAAGCAAAATCTTCTGACCTTAATGTTGCAAGACAGTTCTTAAAAGACAACAACATAGATGCTGTTCCTGTTGAGGACAGTCCATTAAAGAAACTTATAGAAGAACTTCCATTTGATGCAAAAGATAGAACAGTCGTCAAAAATTAACGATTTTAGAAATTTTTTATACCTAACTTGGAAGCATTTAAGATTACCTGAACCAACACCAATACAATACGATATAGCTGATTACTTAGCTAATGGTTCAACAAGGTGTATTATTAGTGCTTTTAGAGGGGTAGGAAAGAGTTGGATTACAGCGTCATATATTTTATGGCGTTTACTTTTAGATAACCAATTAAATATTTTAGTTGTTTCAGCTTCTAAGAATAGAGCAGATGATTTTAGTACATTCTGTTTAAGACTTATGTCTGAGATGCCTATTCTAAAACATCTCTATCCTAAAGGAGACCAGCGACAATCAAAAATAAGTTTTGATGTTGCACCTGCATCAGCTTCACAACAACCTTCAGTAAAATCTTTAGGTATAACTTCTCAGTTAACAGGGGCTAGAAGTGATATTATCGTAGCAGACGATATTGAAACAAGTGGTAACACACAAACTCAATTTATGAGAGATAAGTTAGGTGAAGCAATAAAAGAATTTGAAGCAATCATTAAACCATTACCTACATCTAGAATTGTATTTTTAGGTACACCGCAAAGTGAACAGAACATTTATAATAAACTTCAAGAGAGAGGTTATAAGTGTAGGTTTTGGACTGCAAGATACCCAAGTGAGAAACAATTACTTTCTTATGGTGCTAATCTTGCACCAGTTATTTCTAATACATGGACACATGAATTAATTGGTAAACCTACAGACCCTACAAGGTTTGATGAAAAAGATTTATTAGATAGAGAAGCAAGTTATGGTCGTATCGGCTTTAACATGCAATTTATGTTAGACAGTTCTTTGTCTGACTTAAATAGATACCCATTAAAATTATCTGATTTAAGTGTAATGAGTTTAAATCCTGATAATGCACCAGAGAAAGTTATTTGGGCTAAGTCACCTGAGTTACAACATAATGATTTACCATGTGTAGGTATGCAAGGTGATGCTTATTATAGACCAATGCAAGTACAAGGTAGTTGGTTGGATTATACTGGTTGTGTAATGTCAATTGACCCTTCAGGAAAAGGAAAAGATGAAACAGCGTATTCAATAACTAAGTTTTTAAATGGAAATATATATCTGGTTGATATTGGCGGTTTTAATAGTGGCTATAGTGAACACACTTTGTCAAAACTTGTGGAAGTAGCTAAGAAGCATAAAGTTAAAAAGATATTGATTGAAGATAACTTCGGTCAAGGAATGTTTACTGAATTACTTAAACCATATTTAATAAAAGAATATCCATGTACTACAGAAGGTATTAGACAACAGTCTAACAAACATAGACGTATATTGGATACCTTAGAGCCTATTATGAGCCAACATAGGCTTATAGTCTGTCCTAGTGTCATTAAAAAAGACTATGAAGATACAAATGCTATGTATCCTGCTGAGACAGCTTTAAGATACCAATTGTTTTATCAAATAAGTCGTATGCAAAAAGGTGCTAATATTCTTACCCATGATGACAGAATAGATGCTTTGCAGATGTCTTGTTATTATTGGATACAGCAACTAGCAAAAGACCAAGATTTAGCGTTTAATCAGAGAAAAGAAGATGTAATGCGAATGGAACTGGAGAAATACTTTGGTACAGAAACACCTAATTCTTGGATTAAAATTTAAGCATTAAAAATTAATATAAGAACAAATAATCCTACACCTGTATAAATTAATTTTTGAGTTCTATTTCTTTTTTTGACAATTTCTGGGTCTTTACTTGTCATCATATACACCCAAATAAAAAACACAGTTAATAAACCTATTAGTTTCAGTAAAGCACTCTGTTCAGACATAATTTGATATTACACTAAAGTACCCCTATTAGACAGAATAACATCTCTGTCTAGCCTATGGTTTACCAATATATTACGCAATGGTGATAAATAGGTTGATTAAGACCCACTCTATACAAAGACACATATATAAAGAGAAGACAAAAAAGATAAGAAAATAGATAGTTTTTAATTAAGTGCCACTACAGGAGTTATCACTATATGTTTAACTTATGTTGACTTATGATTTCTTTGTAAAAGGCTTAATATAAGGCTTTGAATAAGGAAGAATGAAAAGACAAGGTACAAGTCCACTATAGTAATACACCTTCCATGTCATAATAAATATGTCAGATGTGAGTGGTAACTTTAAGTATAACCTTAAGTGTAAATCTATGAGTAAAGTAATATATCTAAACTCTTTGTTCAGTAAGAATAAGCCTAACAAGAAGGCTATTAAACTTATTGATGAAGCAATAATTAAAGCTAATGGAATAAACCCAAAGGCGACTAAAGTTACACCTTTAGATAGCAGAAAGTTTATCATTAAGCATACTGAAGATTTCCTGAACTATGCAGTTGATTATTCTCTTTCAGAGAAACTTAATGATTTCCTACAGGAATAATTTGGCATAAAAATCTGACAACCTTATGTATAGGCTCAGAATTTATTTTTCCCCCTACGCCATTAAAAATATTTAGGTGGGTGGGGGTACTATAAAAACTAATATCGTAGACAATCTACAAATAAATAAAGGATTAGTTATATGTATCAACAGATTGCGGTGGTCTACTAATCTACTGCTGTCCATTTTCTTAATTAAGTTCCACTAATGGTAAGATTTTTGCATTTTAAAAAATTTGCGTTTATCTTTCTCATTATCTGTATTAAAAATATTTATGCCTGTAGCCAAAAAGAAACCTAAGTTAACTAAAAAGATTAATAAGTTAATCAAAGATAAATTCTATTCAGATAAACCTGTAGTTCAAACTAAAGATAAAAATAAGGTTATAGATTTTGACAATGCTAACTGGCAAAAGGAATTAGAGATAGGTGTACTTATAGCCAAGATTAGAGCAAACAAGAAGTATTACAGAGACAAGTATGGTGCTAAACAATTTGATGAATGGTATACAAAAATACAAAAGCACCCAACAGTTTTAAAGAACCAGACTGCATATTTTAAATATTTAAAGAAACTTAGAAAAGATACACAGTTTAATCACGATATGGGCTTATTAACGCCTAAAGAAGTTAATGAATTAAAAGGAAAAAGAAAAGATAAGTACTTTAAGTTGATTAACGATACACCTGCAAAGTTAGCTTTTTATATTAATGCTGTTGGCAACAAAGACATGGAGAACATTAGACCTACAGAAGCATATCTTAAAGAACAGACAAAAAAAGCAAAGCAGAATATTAAACAGCAAGAGGAATATAATAAAACTCACTACCATCAACCATTAACTGATGCACAGAAGCATTTTATTATTTCACAAGCTGTTGATGGTAAACCTTATCAGTACATGGGGTTACCTTTAAGTGCTAACAATTTAAGAGATGTACAAAGATTTCAAATACTAAATTCTACTCTTTACACTAAACCAACTGCATTAAATAAAATTACAGTCATTGATAACATCAAGCCTTTAGACATTATAAAGAAACAAAGAGAACAACTTGGTGAACAAATTCAAAAGTTAGTTGGTAGAGAGAAACAAGTTTTAGATACTTTAAGAATACACTTTCCTTTTGATATTAAAGTTAACAATGAT